CAAAACCTACAGAAGCAAATTCAGTTTAGAAGAGAAGAACAAAGGTTACTTGCGGATATTGCTGGTAAAGGACGACAGCTTGCAAGAGTTCAGGCTCAAGGCAGAGCCGCACAGATGGGCTTTGGTGGTTTAAGCGCCGCACAAGAGCGTGAATTTAAACGAGCAGATTTACAAGCACAACTAAAAAATATTGAGGCTGAAAAAGCATTGCTTGAACAAGAAAAACAAGCCGCGCTTGATAAGCTAACTTTAGAAAATGAATTATTTAAGATAAGATTTGCAGCAGCAGAGCAAGACTTAGTTAATGCTATTGATACAGCAAAAAGTTTGCAAGCTCAGGGAATAGGCACAGGCCCACTACAGTCTACTGTAGATGCTCTGGATTCAATGCGAGACGCTAATGTTGCTCAGACGCTCCAAGATAGATATGATACCGAAAAAAGTAATATAGAAACAATCTTTGAGTTAAAAAATAAAGCCTATGACGCCGAAGGAAGGCTTATTCAAGCAACTATTGATAATCTAGGAAATGCAAATACTGCTTTCCAAAATCTAGGTGCTAGCTTACTAAGAACATCAGAAGGTTTCAATCTTCCAGATCAAACTAGAGGTGTTTTCCTATCAGAACGCCAAGCAGTAATAGATGAAATGGCTACCGGAAAACTTAGCCAGGAAGAGGGAGACGAAAAAATCCGGCAGCTAAGAGAGCAAGCATCTGCTATGGGAGCCTTAGAAATTGCTGCTGAAGGTGTAAATAATGTTTTAAATACTGTACAGTCTTCTATGGAAGAAGCCTTTATGTCCATGATTGATGGGTCTAAAAGCGCTGCCGAAGCCTTTGGAGATATGGCAAAAGCAATACTAAAAGACATTGCACAGATGATCGTAAAAATGCTTGTTTATAAGGCAATCGAAGCAGGTCTAAATATGATTCCTGGGGTAGGCCCTGGACTATCTGCTGGATTTAGAGCATTAACAGGCAGCGGAGCTGCTGGTGGCTATATGGAAAAAGGTGCTGCGGGAGGCATCATGGGCTACGCTAATGGTGGAATTATTAAACCTAGAGATGGTCTAGAAGGCATTGTAAAGCAACCAACATATCTTGTGGGTGAAGGCCGTATGAATGAAGCCGTTGTACCGCTACCTAATGGTAGGTCTATCCCAGTACAAATGCATGGTGGCAACACTTCTAGTCAGCAAAATAATGTTTCTGTAACTGTTAACATGGGAGATGGTTCTACAACTACAAACGCAGGTTCTGGAGACCAAGCACAACGTATGGGTCAAATGATTGCAGCTGCAGTTCAAAAAGAACTTATGGCACAAAAATCTCCCGGTGGGTTGTTGAGCAAGTATGGATAAAAAATGTCAGCTTATTTTACAATAGATGGTGCAGTCTATCCTGCTCAATCAGGAACCCAAGTTTTGTTTGACAAAGGCTTCTCTATACAAAATAATCCTGCAAAAAGAGTAACAAAATTTGGTGATGGTTACTCTTTACACATTCCTGTTGGCCCCAATGTAAACACCTACAAAGGGGCCTTCAGTGCTCGACCGGATGCAGAAATTGATATCATTGAAGAATACTTTACCCTATTAAAAGGGGAAGGATTTGACATAAGTGTTTTAGGTGACACAATTCATGTTGTAGCTTTATCTTTTAATAGAACCTTTATTAACGAAGGAATATCCTCTCTAACTGTGGACTTAAAGGAGTACTTTAATTGAGCATCTCATTTAATATTCCTGCTGGTACCTATCAAGGTAGGGCTGTGTCTGCGACTACGGTTAAAGCAGATAGAGGTTTTTCAGAGTCCAATAAGATAACGGTTAAGACTTACAAAGGTGGAGATCAACCTCTAGAGTTTATAAAAGTAGACGGTATAAATGAACTAAAAACTACAATTAGATTTACAGTAAATAATAGACTAGTTTCTGACATACTAGATATATCAAAATATCTAGAAAGCTTAAAAGGTACTTCAGTAGTAACAATTACATATCCGGATGCCTCAACAAAAACAGTATTAATGTCAGATTGGAGTATAACAATGGTAGACAGTTTACGTGCTAGTCTACAAGTAAATGCGGAGTTGGTGTACTAATGATACTAGATATTAACAAACAAAGAGTACAAGACGACTACGTAGAGTTATTTATACTTGAAACAAACAGTACTCCTCTATACTTTACTACATATCACGAAGACGTTTATTTTGCAGATAAGGATTCCCCATACACTGCTAGGCTTTATGAAAAACTTCCAATAGAGTTTTCTGGCTTTGAACATCGTTCAGAAGGAGCATATGCTAGACCACAAGTTACTTTTGCTAATGTTCTAAGAACTTTACAGGATGACGTAACTCCAGATTCTCTTATAGGTAAAAAAATTACTAGGAGAAAAACTCTTAGTAAATATCTAACAACTTCTGGAGCCAGCGGTACCCCTCCTACTGAACTACCACAGCAGATATTTATAATTGATAGAATGGCAGAAGAAAATGCTGCCATACTTAGTTTTGAGCTTACAACAGCTTTTGATCTAGAAGGTGTTTCTGTACCTAATAGATTTATCTTAGGAAATGTTTGTAGTTGGCTATACCAAGGTAGAGCACCCGATCTACCTTCAGGAACTACGCCTCTAGGGGCTTGTCGCTGGAGAAAAGATAATGTTCAGCTACATGACTCAAATTTTGTTGTAACTTTTGACAGTGCAAATCGTGTACTACTAAACTCAACATATATTCCTGGTGCATTGGCTTATCCAACTTCTGGGGCGCTAGCTGCGGATAAGCTATACAAGCGGGATATTACTACACTAACGTATGCCTCTGATGGAACATCAGCAGGGACACAACAAGAATATTATCAAGCTCTTGGAGCCTTTGATGCCGTACCCTTTAGTCAAGCACACGTTAGACGGGTAAGACCATACTCTACTTGGTCTTCTAGCACGACATATAGAACTTTTTCTCAGGGAACAATTTACAATCCTTGCGTTATTTATAATAATAGCTCTAGTATAAATCATAACAAGATTTATGTAGCAATTACAGATTCAGATGCTTCTAATCCAGTTACTCCTGGTACAAATGAAAATTACTGGAGAAGAATTGACACTTGTGGAAAAGCATTAACAAGTTGTGCTGTAAGATATAGAGCAAAAAAATATAGCTATATTGGAGATGGCTCAAATACTGTAATTATTCCCTATTATACAACACAAAATAGAGAGGAAGTACTACCTTATGGAGGATTCCCAGCCGCTAAAAGATATAATAGATAAAAGTCGAGAGTGGCTAAAATCTGTACCTTATGATAAAGAGCCTTGTGCTGCTGCACATTTAAAGAAGGGAAGGGTTCATATTATACCTCTGGAAAATACATCTACTGATCCAGAAAACTATTTTTTAGTAGATAAAGATTATGTTAAGTTAACACTTACCGGAGAAATACTATATGTTATTCACGCTCATCCTGACAACTGCTGTCCTAGCGAGTACGATATTGCAGCTTGTAACAGCATCAATATACCCTATATCGTCTTCAACTATAAAACACTAGATTATACTATTATCACTCCTATTAACTATACCACACTTTCAGGAATACCATACGAGTTTGGAATAAATGATTGTTTTAATACTGCACGAAATTGGTATCTTATGCACGGTATTCCTATTCCAGAGAGACATGAGTGGATTGATGATTGGTGGTTAGAAGGGCACGATTATATAAAAGATGTTGAGAAGTACTGGCCTTTTAAAGAAACCAAGTCTCTACAATATGGCAATTTAATTACATTTGCAGTAGATCATGAAAAAGAAAATCATTTAGGAGTATACCTAGAAAAAGATTGCTTTTTTCACCACGCCGTAGATCGGCTATCCTGTAAAGAAAACCTTTATCCGTTTTGGGGTAAGTTTATAAAGAAAGTTTATAAGTATGAAGGAAGTAGTATTAAACGGATTCTTGGGAGATAAGTTTGGTCGAAACTGGAAGATGAAAGCTAATAATATTAGTGATATCTTTGCCTGTATTGAAGCAAATAAGCCTTCTTTTAGAAAAGAAATGATAGAGTTTGCAGAAGCGGGTGGAGATATTTCTATTCACTGCGGGGGTATAGAGCTAGAAGATAAAGAAGAGCTCCTATATAATATTGGCCCGACAGATGTTATTATAACCCCTCTTCCGGCAGGGGCTAAAGGTGGAGGCTCAAAACTTCTTATGTCCGCACTACTTGTAGGCAGTCTATTTATTCCAGGCTCTGCTGCTCTCCTAACAACCGCTGTAGGTGCCGGTGGTGGCGCTGCCGTAGGTAGTGCCGCATCTGTTTTAGCAGCCTCAGCTTCGGGGCTCTCTGGCGGAGCAGCTTTAGCAGCAGGTTTTAGCGCCTTAAATATTGGTGGACTAGCCTTACTAGGAGTTGCTTCGGGACTGGCACTACAAGGTCTTGGTCAGCTTATGGCTCCTGACCCTTCCGTAGATAGTGCCGAAGCTAATGATGAATACCTTTTTGGAGGGCCAGAAAATACTGTAGCACAAAACAATGCTGTGCCAGTTTTACTAGGAGAAATGATTGTTGGAGGAGTTTTGATTTCTACATCAACTAGCCCGGTAGGAGGAACTTCTAGTGGGTCTACTGGCTTAGGTTTAACAACAGAAATTGCAACCACGATTACTGGTGGAGCAAATAACACAACGGTAACTTGGGATGATATTGATATCAAGAATTTTTTACTACAGTTTTCTAACATTAATGTAGGAGGGGGTAACTAATGGCAACTATTCGTAGCGGTTCAAGATCAGTAGCTACAGTATATGATCTAATTAGTGAAGGTCCTATCAATCTAGTTAATGGACTAAACTCTATATACCTAGATAGAACTCCTCTTACTAATAAAGTTCCTACTGAAGAAGCACCACAAGTGTATGATAAATTTCCTGCAACATTAGATGTGTCAAGAACTTCAATTAATTACGCACCATTTTTTAAGCTTTTAAATGAAGATGGTACTGTTGAAAACTTAACCTTGCCTTCATTACAAGATGGAAACTCTACTAATAATACTATTCTTGTTCATGGTGGCTCAGGACAAGATACAATAACTACTATTACTCAAGTATCGGGTGAAAATCAGTCTACAATTACAACTACAGGTAACTTTTTTAGAGAGAAACTTACTCTTATTGCAAATTTAACTCAAGGAACAGGATATACAGACGGAACGTATACAATTACAACAGCTAATTACACAGATAACTCTGTTGCAGGAAGCGGAGCAGAGTTTTCTATTGTTATTGAAAATGGTGTAACTAGTATACAAAATATAACGATCACTACCGCAGGAAGCAATTATTTTCATGGCGAAACTTTTACTGTTCCAGTATCCGCTGTTGGCGGCACAGGTACAGCCTCAATTACTTTTGATGTTAGTTCTAGATTTCTTACCCCACAAGGTGTTGGACTACTAAAGCAAAAAATTAGGGTTCCTGCTTATGGCCAAGAAGGTGCTAATTATGTAGGGCAGGTGGTTGCTATGTCAAGTGCTTCGCAGGTAACTGTAAGCCCTGCTTTGGGTAGTACCGATACTTCTACACCTCCTACAGTTTACTGGGACTACTTTACAACTTCTGTAAGCACTGAAAGATATACTATAGGGTATTATGTTAACTGGAAGATAACTCTTCCAGAGGTTGTTCCTAATACTAATTTATCTGATACTAACATATGGTTTTCTTACGATCGTAAGAGCAATGGTACATTGACAAACCTAACTCCTGGGTCAGCTAACTTTCCTAGTGCTAGAGCTGCTTTTATGCCAGGTACTCTTACACAACCTCCACAAGGCGGTATAGGTACTATTGCCTCTGCTACAAATGCAACAGCTATAGAACAACCAATCAAACAGTATGTAGACTACTTTAATAATATAAGGTTATCTGCACTGCCGGGAAAGTATAGTCATGAGCTACCAGAAGGACAAACCGCAGATACCACAGAAACACTTATTAGTGCGAGTCAGGCAGGTGCTTCGGCTCCCGGAGAAGTGGATGAACTACAAGTAACATTTAACTTTCCTAGTGGTCTATATACTCAGGGAGAAAGTGATAATGGTAATGATAATGCTGCAGTTTTCCAAATTTATTTCGATTATAAAGTGGGAGATGGGGACTTTAAGTCTAACCTAGTATTTGGCCCCTCTGATGATTACTTGTCTACTGTAGACTTTTTTGCTGCAAATAATACGTCTACTCTAAAGAAAGGACAGGTAGGTAATATCCCTGGGGAGTTTAGGTCACAGTCAGAAGTGTCTACCGATTTTTCTGTCAGATGGTCAATAGAAGAGTTTAAACCATTTACAGACTGGAAAATTAGGATTAGAAAAGTTACGCAGGATACTATGACATATAGAGATGGTGTTCTTCAAGTTATTGCAGAAAGCCAAGTAAAAACTGTTACTACAATTATTAATGATAAGTTATCTTACCCTTTTTCAGCTTATGGAGCAGTGTCGTTTTCTAGTACAGACTTAAAAGGAAATTTTCCAGAAAGAGCATACCATTGTAAGGGGATACGAGTTTCAGTTCCTACAAACTACACTACACGAGATGAGGCTTCTAGTGGTATAGCAAACTATAATAGAAACATAACAACAGGAGTAGAAGAATCTACTTATCAAGTGTGGGACGGTAACTTTAGAATTGCATACACAGATAATCCTGTTTGGAACCTACGAGAAATACTGCTAAATAAAAGATGGGGATTAGGTCATTGGTTAGAAGAAGAAAATATAAATGACTATTCTTTATACTCTCTAGCCAGATATTGCGACGAACTGGTACCTAATGGTAAGGGTGGACTAGAGCCAAGATTTACTTGTGGTGTTTATCTTACACAACCTACAGAAGCCTATAAAGTAATAAAAGACTTCTGTAGCACTATGTTTGCTTTGCCCTACTGGGTAGACGGTCAGTTTATTCTAGAAGGTGATAGAAGGGGTTCTCCTGTTTATACATTTACAAAAGGAAATGTTATTGATGGTGCTTTCTCTTATGAGGGTACGGGAAATAAAACACGGCCAAATCAAATTGTTGTAAGATTTAACGACAAAGAAAACTTTTATGACGAAGACATTGAACTAGTTGATGATGTTGAAGATATGATTCAAAAGAATCGTATTTTTACTCAAGAAGTGGTAGCTTTTGGAGCAACCTCTAGATCACAAGCTAGGCGCTTTGGTAAGTGGAAACTTCTAACTTCTAAGATGCAAAAAGAAATGGTATCTTTTAGAACAGGAGAAAATGCTGGATTTATTAAACCGGGAAGCATAATAAATGTACAAGATGCTGATAGGTCTGCAGTAAAAAATTCTGGTCGTATAGCAAGTGGTAGTACTACAACTGTTATAGAACTAGATAGGCCCGTTACATTAGCTGCTGGAGAAACTCATGAAATTTTTATACAGCTAGAAGGCTCTGCTACTTATCTTGCTCAAGAATCTGCTACTATCAGCGGTACTGCGTACTCTTTTGGAGATATTATTGCTGGAGTAACCACTCAGGAAGCCGCAGAAATACTTAAGGATAGCGTAACAGACGAAGCAGTAACTGTACAATTTGTACCCGATGTACACCTGGTTAAAAAGACTATAGATACTAGTGGACTTACACTACCTGCAACTGTTACCAGCGTAACTATAACAGAGGCGCTGTCTACTGCCGCAGAGCAAGAGTTTATTTGGGGTATCACGTCTACTAGAGATGGGGCTACGGTTGCTGGTAGTACTAAACAGTATAGAGTTTTAGGAATTGTTGAAGAGTCCCCAGGAGTCTACGCTATTTCTGCAGCCGAGCACTATAACTCTAAATTTGATTTGTTAGATGAAACTTTGCTGTCTGAATCACCAGATCAGGTTCCTAGATATGCCGATGTTCCTCCGCCTGTAAATGTTACTCTTAATTTACGTCAATCTGCAATTACAGATTCAGACAGTAAACCCACCAAGAAACTAGTACTAAACTGGGAAAGGTCTAAAACACTATCCCAAGAGTTGTATGAAAATCTAGCTTTTTATAGAATTTTTTATACTCCTCCAGGTAAAGATAAACAGACAGAAATAATAGATGTTTCTCCAGATACTACAAATTATTCTATTTCAGACATTACCGCAGGTCAACATATATTTAGGATTCAGGGAATAAGCGGGTTTGGACCTGTTTCTGCTCCAGTAACTACAGCTATGACTATTGGTGAGCTAGGTACTTCTGCCTTCCAGTATATTGCAGGTTTACCTGCCGGTGGCACCATGTTCCCCGTGTTTAGACTAGACGGTAGTAATATACGGATACCAACGGATAGTAGCGGACACGCACAGTACGAAGTTTTGGCTGCTTCAGGCCAAAAAATTTATGTAAGTGCAACAGAGCCAGTTGACCCAGTAGAAGGAGCAATTTGGTATGATAGCTTAAATAATGTACAAGAAATTGGTAATACTACAACGGCTTCTTGGGAAGAAGGCACTTTAGATGCAGATACAATTTCTGTAATAAATCAAACTATTTCTAGTAGTAAAACTACACCTTCTACTACCTCTGTTACGCTATTGAATGAACAAAGATTTAATAGTGATGGTACAGTAGATACAATTAAGTCTCTTGATGGGACTCCAACAGAAACACTATCAGATATCTATGATTGGTGTGATCCTAATAACCCAAGCCCCAATAACTATCAGATAAAAGCCCAGCAGGTTTCTGCTCCTACAGATGGTGCCACTTTTACTGGTTTTGCTTCTTCAGCTAACATTGGTAACTGGCAAAATCTAACAGCTAATCAAACTGCCGGCATGACAGTTAGTGGTACTAGTAAAAACTCTACAGGCAAAATCAAAGTATCTATTAAAGACAGTACGGTAACTCCTGAAAGTATTATTGATTTTGGAGAGGTTACTTTCAATAATACTATTACCGAACTAAATGATACTACAGCATTGCCTGCCTCGGATAGTTTGTATGATTGGAGTAGCGATACTACTAGTAGCTTAACTACAAAGCTGCGATTTACTAACACAGGACTAGTTAGGCATATACAGTTTGCTGGTGGTGTTGTTAACAAAGGGGATTGGATTAGTCCTACCTCTAGTGCTCCTGGTTCATATTACGTTCGATTTACTGCGCCTAGTGTTACAACAAATACTTTTACAGGCAGCACCTTATCTGTAGATGGCAGCACGGGCAATATTAATACTTGGCTTCCGCTAACAACGACTAGAAACTTACAGTTGGTTACTGGAGGTTCGGGAGCATATGCTGGAACATGGCGAGTAGAGATTAGTGATGACTATGCAACAAATCCATCTAGCCCTAATATTTGGGATTCTATTGATTATAGCGTAAGTTTTGAAAGAGTAGATTTTGGCGGCGGTGGCGGCATTGATCCGTAAGAAAGGTATACTATGGCAGTAACATTTACATATGAGGGAGATATAAGCCTAGCAGATATTCCTTACAATATTATTGATGCTACTAATAATAAAAGAGGTTCTGCACTACTAATTTTTGAAAGTGCTAGAGGCTTTAGATTATGTGAAAAAATATCCTCGGAAGACTTTATTTATTTTGCTGATATTAATACGGCTGAAGGAAGCGGTGTAAAAACAGTAGATAATATAGGCACTATAACAAGTGGAACTGATGGTACATATACTATAGGAACTACTGACTATACAACGCAGCATGATGGAGCAGACGCAACTTTTAGTGTTGTAATTAGTGGCTCTGGAACTGCTGCGGCTGTTACTATAACATCCCCAGGTAAGGACTTTATTGTAAATGAGACCATAACTATTCCTGCTGCTAATGTTGGAAATACTAATACCGACCTAACTTTTGATGTAGCAAGTACCAATGGTGTAGCTGGCGCTATTGTTGGCACCGCTTATGTAGATAATAACACCCTTACCAGACTATCAGGGACTTTGCCCGTTGGCTCTAATATTATTAAAGTAGGAAATACTCTTCATAAAGTAACTAGCACACTAGGGCCAGATGTTATGGTTATAGACAATGCGCCTAGAAATATTATTACTACTCAAATTACCGCAGCAAATCCTTCTGTGATAACAACAAGTGAAGAACACGGTTTATCTGCTAATGATCCAATTAGGTTTAAAGCAGTATACTCAGAGGAGAAAACAGCTTTTCCACCGGGAGATGGTACAGCTAACTCTGGGATTTTTCCGGATACAACATACTATGTAGATTCTAGTAATCTAACCACTACCAGTTTTCAATTACTAGACTCGGTAGGGGGTAGCAGTATTTCTGTATCTGAATTTATTAACACTAACTTAAGCATTATGCCGGTAAAAGAAATAAAGCAGCTAGTATTTGATGCAACTCCAGAAAGCAGCACTATTCTTGCTAAAGTTACAAAAAAGTTTGATGGTACAAATACTACTTACGAGATGGAACCTTTTGTAGTTCAGAAAGTTATAAATAACAGAATTGATGCTTCAATAACAACTACTAGTACTTTGGTTGCTGCTGATGCTAATACTATTGTTACTGCTACGGGAGGAATTACTATACCCGCAAGCGTGTTCCAACCACGGGATAGTCTAGTTATCTTGGGTGGCGGCACTCAAAGAGTTATTACTAGAGGTTCTGGACTAAATATGTACTTTGCTGGAACAGATGAACCTTCTGTTAATCTTGATGCAAATGGTATGATGAGTGTTGTATTTGAAACGGCAACCAAATGCATTGTTTCTGGAGATATTTCAACGTGACGGTAAAAGCTACACTAATAAATGTAATAGCAGGAACCCTTAGTAGAGGAGCAGGAGAAGCTCTTGGTACTAGAGTTGTTACTTTGGGTCAGTATACAGACCTTGGTAGTGGAGTTACGTACTATGGGTTTAATACTAATACTAACATAATTAGTACAACTTTTGGCTCTATTGATGACAATAACCTAGCTGGTAATACGATACACGGCATACGTACAGGAGAAGATGACTTCTTTGGGTCTCCTCTTTATTCTCTAGACATATATGTTAGTGGGGATCATACAAGTACTGCTTTGTTTACTCAAGTAGATTTTACGGA